ATCAATTACACTCCCTGTATTGTTTGAAGCATCACACTTGACTAAGAAGTCTGTAATACCTCTACGACCTTGAACATCTCTTAGGAAAGGTTCAATTAAACTTCTAAATTGTGCCCTTGTAAATTCATCGTTGAATTCAAAGAGTTGGAATTTAGCAGCAGTAGCAATTGCTTTTTCTAATACTAAGAATAATCTTCTAACATTAATTCTGTCAAAAGCACTTGGTTTAGTTTGAGCAGTTTTATCACCAAATAAAGTTACACCTTGGCCTGGGAAGTTAACGACTGGGTTAACTCTTGCCTGATAAAGAATATCTCTATCTGCCTTGTCTGGGTTAAATGATAATTTAATTGCCCCTCTAACACTTCCTCTATTAAATCCAGCTGGTGAAAACCATGCATCAGCAACATTGTCTGTATTTGCACATAAACCAGCGACTGAACCATTTAGAGGTACATGTCTATAAGTATCATTGTATTTGTCATACATGTACATGTATCCACTATCAAATACCATGTAAGATGAACTTGGACATAAGTCAGCAGCAACTCTTACATTACTTGCTTGTTTAGCAGATGTTGTAACACCGACTGTAGCAGAACGATATGGTGAAACAAATCCAACACAATCTTTTCTGCCTTCTACTAGACTTGTAATCATTGTAACATGAGTATCATGACCTGTAGATGTATCAGCAACGATACTTGATGAACCACCGATAACTAAATTGATATCTTCTGATTCTGTATCTTTAAACTTATCATATGCAACTTCAATCTCTCCAGCAGTAGTAGCATAGTCATCTGTTCCACCTGTAAGTTCATCAATAGTTATTGTGTCTACAGCAGTATAAGTTGATGTAGTATCTGTTCCCCAATTACTACCAGCACTTATATGGTCTGTCCAATATATGAAATTTGATTTAGCTCTGATTACATCTGCATAGTAAATACTATCACCTTGTGGTCCTTTTGCAGATGAGTTTTTAGACATATTACCAAATGCCTCTATAACACCCTTTGTTCTATTTCCAGCTGTGTCTGTATCATAACCTGTTATATCACCTGTGCCATCAGCAACAATAACATGAAGTTCATCACCTGAACCACGACTGTTATTTGTATTATAGTCTGATGTACCTGGTGCACCTGAGAATTGGTCAGCATATTTCCAGCGTCTTTTGATTTTAGAATCGTTTGGAATTGCAGTTTGTAAACCAGCACCACTTGGGTCATCTTTTAATCTGACTGTTAGTGCATTTGTTGATGTATTGATTGCAGTTACTTGATATTCGTTGAAGTCATCTACTGATACTGTATTTGCTGTATCTGAATAGAATGATATTAAATCACCTATATTAAATACATAACCTGAAGCATCAGCATCATCTACTACAATCGTTGTATCTCCTACAGCAACATCTGCTTGGTTTACTAAGTTATTTGTACTTAAATCCTGTTCAAATGCAGTTGCAGTAGCACATATTTCTACTTTGATTCCATTTGCCCATGTTCCAGCAGTTCTTGCAGCCCATTCTCCATGAGAACCTTGACCTGTTGAGAAACTTGCATCATAGTGGTCTAAATCTCTGATTAGTATACCAGAGTTTGCTCCAGCATTTAATATTGCACTCTCTGCTCTAACCACTTTAAGTGAATCTGTATATTTTAAAAAGTTTGCGGCACTAAAAAATGTTTCGAATTGATTACTTGAACCTTGTGGTTTACCGAATATCTCGACTAGTTCTTCTTCACTAGAGATATTAACTATTGTGGATACTGGCCCTTTTTCAAAAGCTCCAGCAATTGCTCCAATACTAGTTGCAACGGCAGGTACAACATTGGTTAAATCGACTTCATTTACTTGTACGCCTGGTGACACTAAAAACGCCATTGACTTACTCCTATTAATTATAAAGTTTATTCTTTATGTTCTTTGATTATATTTATAAAAAAATCATATTCTAGAATTTGTTTTTATATGTTGCTGAACATATAAATAGTATTATGTCAAGTAATCATTACAAAAAGTATAAAGATACTATCAAAGAGGTCACAAAAAGAAACTATCATAAAAGAGTTTCTTCCTTAAACCAATATTTAGAAAATACCAAATGTATACATTGTGGTGAGAATGAAATAGCTTGTTTAAGATTTTATCCTCATGATAAAGAGATTCGTAAGACTATTAAAAGAGTTGGCATGAATGATACTAGTAGAAAAACTGTAAAAAGACTAATAGATTCTTCTAAGATTGTATGTTCTAATTGTATGATTAAGATTGAGAATGATTTACTAGACCCAACATTTATATAACTACCAGTCTGAATTAAAATCTCTAGTTACTGTAGTCCACCTAGTTCCATATTCATCTATTTCTACTTCTGGCTCATCTATTCCATTATCCACAAATCCAAATGGAGCCATGTCTTGTTCTAACTGTTCTTTTTGTTCAGCATACATTCTTTCTCTTATATCATTATCAGTTAATTCTTTAAAGTATGTTTGGTCAACTGCCCATGCAAATATGAATAGACATGCAACTAAATCATCTGTACAACCATCATCTGCCTGCCATGAAGAACCTTTTACAATAAATGTAGATAACTCACTCATAATATCATAGTCTGGTATTAATAGTTTATCTGATTCTATTAATTGTTTTAAATTAGAACATCCTATTCTTTTAACTGCCTTAGTAGTCCTTACTCCTAACTGTGCCTTACCACCAGAGAATCCTGCTCCTAGTATTTGTCCAGCACGACCTCTCATAGATGCCATGACTAGATTATCATATTCTAAGTCATATTGTAAAGCATTTGCAACCTGTTCTCCTATATCATTTACTTCGACTAATACAAAACATTCGTTATATGCCTTTGCAACTTCGTGTATTTTTTGTGGGAATATTAGAGGTTTAATTTCATTGTTTCTATATTTTGCAACAACCTTGTATGGCATTTCTGTTACATCTAATACCAAAAATGCTGAGTAATCCTGTGATGTTCCTCGTGAAACATCTGCAGTAAGAAAATAAGTTTTCTTTGGGTCTGGTCTTTCAAATATATCTAAGTCTGCGTTACTTTGTATTGGGTCAACATAAGGCATTACTTTTAATTTGTGTGGGGCGATGAGTGTATCAATAGAACCTAAGAACTCACATTCAAACTCTGAGTTAAATTGAGATTGAGATGTGTTTCTGATTGTTTCTTCTTTCCATACTTCATCACGACCTGGCACTTCTGACCAATGCACCTCTACTGGTATGTAATCATTCTTTTTACTTTGTGCATCTGTCCATAGTTTGTAGAACATATTCATACCATGTGGTGTTGATACTATCATTACCTTTGTAGATTTACCAGATGATATTGTAGGATATACAGAACTAAAAAATTCTTCAGCTAATGATGATGGTACATATGCAAACTCATCAAGGAATATAATGTTATAAGAACCACCACGAATTGCACTGGCAGATGTTGAAGCTGCGAGAATACTTGAACCATTCTCTAAATCTAAACTTCCTTTGTTCCATGAGATTACACCTTGTTGTAACCACTTAGGTAAATTTTCATATCCTAATTGTAATCTGCCTAGTATATCTCTAGCAGTAGATGATTTGTTTGCAAGTATAGCCACATTTACATTTGGATTAAATAAAACATAGTGTAATAGATATGCAATAATTGTTGTTGACTTACCAGACTGTCTAGGAAGTTTACAAATTGTAAAACGATTATCATGGAATGTCTTTACCATGTTTTGTTGAAAGTCATACATTTTAAATGGCACAAGACCTTCATCAAGAGATACAATTTTCATATGCTCTTGTATAAAGTAAACAGGGTCATCCATACACTTCTGATATTCTTGTATCTGTTCTTTCGTAAACTCTACAGGAACATTCGCTTTCTTTAGTAAAGGATTACCTAGATATTGATTTTGGTCAGTTGCCATTAGATTTTTTTATTGATATATCTTATTGCAGTATATACTACAAGTCCTAGTATAATATACATTATACCATCAAACCAACTTATATCATTTAATAAGTCTGCTGTGATAAAAGATAAATCCATAATTATTTCTCCTTATCTTTTTTTAATAATTTTTGAAGTTCTGCAGTAGAACCCACATACAATGCATTCGTTACATTCTTCGGTGCATTGTTTGGAACTTCTTTTAATCGTTTCATGGAAGCTTGTAACTTACCGAGTTTTTCTGTTATGTCAGCAACTTGTGAAATTAAATTACCTGCTACTTCATAACTTCTAGGATGGTCGGATTGTTTGGCAACTTCTAATATACCATCAATCGCATCTTGACCTCTTTCAATTAAATTATAAAAGTTCTCTCTCTGATATTTATAATCTGTATCAACATCATCAAGAGTATCATCTCTTTTAACTGTAAGAGTATCTGGTTTTTTTTCAACAAGCTCTGCTGTCGATTCTTCGATATCTAGAATCTCATCTAGAATATCTTTTGTTTTGTTGCTCATAACTATTTCACCTTTTTAGTTTTTACATTAACATTTTTCAAAGACCCTATGGACTTATCACTTAACATGTCTGCAACTAACTTTTCATCTTTTCCTTTCAGTATAAATTTGCCTATACCCTTTGTAATTATTTCTGGTGTAGGTCTTCTTGTATCCTTATATGTTTTAATATATTCTTTGGCAAAATTTAAAGCTTTACCAGTCTTATCTGTTACTTCTATATCTTCTTTTAATTTTTTAAAAGTTTTCATTACTTATCTTCACCTGTTTCTGGGTCAAAGTTTTTAGCATCTTGATAAAAAGATGTTGTTTCATTAAATCCGAAATCATCATCAGCATCAGCAGATGTTGGATTTGGTGTAGCAGTATATCTTTGTTCTCTCTTAGGAGCTGCACTTGGCATATCTGTATATTGGTCAACCTGTACAGTCTTAATAACTTTACTAGATGTGACAGGACCATATAGATAAAACTTAGTAGTAAAATCTAAAGTATAAATGATAGCTCTTCTTTCTGCATAATCACCACGATAATTATCTTCATAGTTAATACTGTTTAATACAATAGGAATATCTCTCGCAATACCCATATCTTCCATGTCTTTAATTGTTAAAGTATAATCTGGTTGAAAATATGGTAATACTTGTTCTACTATTTGTAACGCATCATCTGATTGTTTTGCCATTGCAAATAATTGTATATTTAAATTATATGGAACAGGCATATATTGTGAATCCATTTTATTAGCATCACTTGCACTTGATTTTACTTTTTTAAATTTCTGTACACGATTTAATTTTCTTGCAGGGTCATATGTCAAGTCTTGTATTTCAAAACCTAATCTAGGTAATGTAAGTGCAACCTTACTGTCTAGTCCAGCATCTTGGTCAAGTCTTGTTAACCATTTTTGTTTTGGCCCATATGCCAAAGGCACTTTCATGGATTGTGTAATCACACCACTATTGTTTTTACGAACCACATGTATATCATTAAATAGAGTACCAAACCCTACTATAATACTTCTAACTGTTTCGTGATAAAATTGTCTATTTCCTAACATTATGCAAATACTCCAGCATCACCAAATGGATTAGATTCTGAGAAGTCTAATACATTATCATCTAGTGAATCAAATAATTCATTCTGTGCAGTTTTATCTTGCACATAATCCCCTACTATATAGTCTTCTGTTAATAGATATGAATCATCACCTGAATCAGCAGCATTCTCTAATAGAATACTTGTACCTACTGATGTTTCATCATCTTCACCAATTATATTATCGCCATCAGTTTCTTCAAGTAGTAAACCAAAATTACTTCTTGCATGTTGTATATTTATTTCTTCATTCTGAGCTGTTGATTGTTCTAATGTAAATTCATAATCTCTTGTGTTTCTACTTTCAGTATCTTCTATAGAATCAATAGTTGTAATACCTGTATCAAGAGCTTCAGATGAATATTCAAACTGTTTACAATTTAATTTATAAATTGGATTATTATCTAATTGATGAAAGGGTTCATCATGGTCTACAAAACTTATTTCAAATATCTTACCTAGTATGGGATGATAAACTAAATCACCCTCATAAGGTCTGTCTGTACTTACTGCATCTGTTTCTGTAAGTAAATAAAAATCACTTCCTGTTGTTACAGTTTCTAAAACAGATGAATCACTTGTTTGGTCGATTGTACCAGATTCTAATAATATAGAACCACCTGTAGTATCTGTATCACTTTCTATTTGTATTTGTTTTGTTAAATCTTGAAATCTTTCTTTGTGTACTACTAAGGTTAATTCGTTTCTATTTTCTAATCCGAATTGTGACATTAATTCTTTTTCGCCTTGATAACCACCCTCAGCATCTTCTACATACATTTCAATAGGAACTTGTGTAGTAAATTTACTAAGTGAATCTTCACCTAAAACATTATCAATGGCAACAGTTGTTCTGTCTATGTAATAAACATCATGACCAAAAATTTGTATTGCTTCTTTTACTAAGTCACTATACAGATTTTTTTCTGATGTAATAGCCGTACTATTATTTGTATGAAAGGCCTTGTTAACTGCCATAACCTTATCCTATCATGTAGTCTATAGGTGTTTCGAAAGATAATTGAATTTGTTCTTCTAGTCTTTGTATTTCTTCGATTGCTTGAGAATAAATTTGTTCACCATTCATTGTTACCCCACCTAAAGTTGCTACTCCGTTAAATTTAGAGAGGTTTGCTCCCCATTGTCTTTTGATTAATGCTGTTGCATATCTTTTTAAATAGATATCATCATAGATATCTGTATATGTATCTGGGTCTATTTTACGATAACATTCTATAATTAAATATTCATCTGCTGTCATTTGTTCCCAATCCATATCTAAGTATAATCTATTTTGATGTTGATTAAAACGAATTGGAACTTCACCTACCAATACATGAGATAGTAAATCTAATTGTTGCATTGTCATTTGATAATGAATTATAGATGTAGATGAAAAATCATACAAATCATTTAATCTTAATTGATAACGAATATCAAACATATTTTGTTGTACAGCATTTGTAAAATCAAATATATTAGATACTGAAACTACAGCAGATGGCATAGGAATAAAATTATTGCCTTCTTCAAAACTTGCAGTTACAGAACTGTCTACTGTGTCTGTAGATGTTGTTGTAGTATTAGCACGAGCTCTTGTAATATCTGCTTCGGTAATCTTATATTTTAGATACATCTTTTCAATACCATCATAATGATACTGAGCAAAATATTGTAATGCCTCATCTATTCTGTCATCTGCTTGGTCATCTGATACATTAATATCAATGACGCCGAATCCTAGAGCTCTAAGACAATATGATTTAAATGTTGATTTACTTGTTGGTATCGCCATACTAATTATCCTGTTTTTCTAGTATTTATAATAATACTCAATCAACTATAATATTTTAAAAAATTGATTCCATATATACACCTTAAAGAGTTTTTAAGACTTTAAGTCATACAATCATATCAGAAAGATATAAAACTTTAAATATTGGACATTAGACCCCTTTAAATGGGTGTGAGGGCATTTAGTTACTTAAATGTAAACACTAATACATATCTTCCACCAATTTTGGGGTAATAGTGATAATGTTCTATTTTACCGAAAGATACTCCTCTATACTTTTTAGGAGCTATCTTAGTTTCATCTTTATTTAGTATTACTGTAAACGATTGTCTATCCATTGGTTGATTCAAATATACTATTAATTGACTATGTTCAAATTCATGGTCAACATGCACAGGTGATATATCTCTCACCCCATTACAAAAAGTAAAGTTTACACATATCCTTAATACTTCACTATAACTTATATTGTTCTTATCACAAAACTCATCTAACATTTTTACAAAGATATCATGGTGTTCATGTTTCTCAGTAAAATCTTTCATTTCAGGTCTTGCCAAAACCACATGATTTAAAAAAGGTGTTTCATCATCTACAACAGATTCACCTTGCATGTAAAGAGGGAAGTGTCTAGTTAATATATAACTTTCTATAAACTCTTTACTGTCACTTGATAAAAAATTGTCATCTATAATCATATGAATTTAATATTACCACTAACTACTTTTCTAACATTATCATTATTAGGTCTAACCTCATGAGGAATACCACCTTTAAATATTACACATCTACCTTTTTTAGCAACAACATGAATTGGTTCTTCCATAACATAAGGATGGCCTGGGGTATAAAATGTAGTAGGTGATGAATCCTTAGTACAATCTATAAAATATATAAATGAATAGTCTGTAGGATTATGTACATGTACTTGGTGCCAATCATGATTATCATATTTTTGCACCCATGTATGTAATAAGTCATAACGAGTTTTATTTAATCTCTCACATACACTATTAAATATATTTTCTAATTCCACATTCACCAATTTATTAAACTCAGTGCTTGATTCATTAAAATTATTTAATTGTTCAAAATCTCTTTCTAATTTTATACTGTTAACATAATTGTTAAACTTATTACTCAGTTCTTTATCTTCAATAAATATAGTATGTGTAAAATTTAATTCTTTCATTTTAAATGTAACTTAGTACACCATCTATCATCACCAATTTCACCTCGTATCCATGTATTAAAAGATAATGTTATTCTTGTTTCATCATTCATATTAATTGGAGCCTGATGATAGACTGATGACGGAAATAATATCATTTGATTTTTTTCTGATTGCACATTTATTTGGTCTGTGTTAAATATGTTTCTTTCAGTATAATTTAAATCCCAATTTAATAAATTATCTCTTGCAAAAAATGTCGTTGTAAATATATCACTACCATCAATGTAAAATACACCACTTATAAAACTATTAGAATGATTATGTCTAATGTGTGTTGTGTGCTTATCATTATAGTTAACCCACGAATTAGTCATGTATATTTCTATATTTTGATTTACTTTTAATACATTATAAGCAAACTCTCTAGTATGTTGCATAATATATTTTTTAAAATAATACTGTGATTTATGTTCTAATACATAACAGTCTTTAGAATATAAAGTACAACCAGTAGTTTGATACAAGTCTTCATGATTTATTAAGAAGTTTTTTTCTTCCTCATTTAAATTATAAGATTCTGTTATATTAACAACAGGTGTAGAAAATAATAAATTTAATTTAGAACTAGTCATACATGTCAACCTTTAAAAAAGAACACTTGATTTTTTCTATACTTTTTATTAAAATAAAAATCATTAGATATATCCATGCCATGAGGAAATTCTAAACCATCAAATAAAACTAATCTATTATATTTTGGTTTTATCTTCTTTAATACTTTATATTTGTTTTTTGGCCGCCACGGCATAAAGTGTTCGTTAAAATGTTTTTTATCATCTGAGGTATTTGATGAGTATAAATTAGTACCACATTTATCATTAAAATAAATGATACCATTATATCCAGCATCTGTGTGTGGCCACCAAACACTATTTTTATAATCATTAAATATATTTTTATTAAATCTTGTCATGTTTGTAATAATATAGTAATCATCATCATATATTTTTTGTTTACATAAATTACTTAAAAATAAATATACCTCTTTTAGTCTTTTATCTTTTTTAATTAATCTTCTATCAAAAAAATGACTACCATTAAATGATGGTTCTTCTGCACTTTTCCACAAAGGTGTGTGTTCATCAAAAATAAAATTATCTACTTTATCTGGGTGCTCGTAAAAATTATCAATGTAATATATGTTATGACCTTGAATACTTTCAGTCTTAATTTTTATATCAGAATTTATTTTAAATATATTAGTCACAGGTAATTCTTGCCCCCTCTGAATTAAACTCTTTATCATACTCTGGTAATTCAGTATAAGCAAAATTACCTGATACAGATATTCTTGTTGCTTTAGATTGGAAAGGAAATACCCAATGGCAAAGTCTTGTAGGGAATATAAAAAAATCACCTGCTTCAGGCATTACATTTACAGAATTAATACAATCTCTTTTACTTGCAATTTCATTTGTACCCCAATTAAATGATAACGCTCCAGGTCCTAAACTTGAACCATTATATTTTTGATTTTCTTTTTTTATTACATTTGGAACATCAACAAATAAAACAAAAGTAACATCACCATCATGAATATGGGGTGGATTAAAATCTCCAGCCGTCATGTGATTTACCCAAAGTTGTTGAGGTTTCAATGTTACTTTTGTTTTCCAACCATAAAAATCTATTCCTACTTCTGCCCAAGCATCAAAATAAGGTTCTACTGATTTGTAAAACCAAAGTCTATCTTTAGGATTAATTAAATCTTGATGACCATTTGGAAATACACCAGCCAACTCACCACTCCAATCTTCATGACCTTTTGTTTTTTTACATATTTTTTTTAATTTAGTAATATCTTTTTTAGGATATTTAAAATGAAGTAAAAGAGGCCCCCACGCATAATTTATAAATTCTATATTATCTTTCATAATTTTTTCCTTTAAACCACTTAGGAAGACCTAAATGTATTCTACCATCAAATTTGTTTATTTTATTTTTTTTATTTTGTATATTGTAATGTAAAAATACTTGTGAACAGTAGTTACCTTTAAATGGGTTTCTCCAATGTTCTAGTTCACAACCTGAATACAATAACATATCGCCAGGTTTTAATTTTACCTCAACATCTTTTCCTTTTTTATCTGTTAAATATATTGACCACATATCACCACCCAGATTTAATGTTGTAGATACCTCACAACTTTTTCTATCTGTATGTTTCTCTAATGTATGTCCTTTTTTGTAAACTCTTGTGTATGCATATGTTGGCCATAATTTTAAATTAGTTTCTTTTTCAACAAGTGGTAAACAATTTAATAGTAATGTTTCCATAGCAATATCTGCATATTGAGAATATGCATTCCAACATTGTCGGTCTTCTCTAGTTCCCCAATCATCTGAAAAGGGTATTATATATCTACTATCTTTTAATGTATCATGTACTTGTTCTTTTAATAAAATATAGTTATTAACAAAATCAACAATATCTTTTGATACTGCCTTTCTTATAATTTTATATTTTTCTTTTTTAAATGTCATATTGCTTGTAAATTAAAATGTATAAATCTAAATGGTTCTATGCCAGGGTCTACTGCAAACTGATGTGGTAAGTAAGAATTAAATAACATTAAAGTGCCTGGTTTAGGTTTGTAATATATTTTATTTGATGATAAAGTTACATCACCTATATTTGCTTCAGATAAATCTGTCATTACCTTACCAGGCCTAGGGTCTTCAAACATTGGATAAGATGTATTTTCAGAACATTTTAAAAAGTAAAAACCAGACATGTGAGCATTTGAATGAACATGATATGATTGATGTCCACCACCTAATTTTGAAAACTCTTGAACCCAATAATCATTTAGTTTTACTTTTTTTCTAGATAAGTCATACCCTTGTTGTATCAATATATCTCTAGACACACCAATTATAAAATCTGCTAAAACAGAAAAGTTATTATCACCTATTAAAGTATAAGAACAATGTGAACCACCAAAATCTTTTTTACCACCTTTTAAATTTTCTTTTCTAACTTCTCTAATATATTTGTTAGAGTGTTTGTTTAAATCTTTTAACCATGATGGTATATATGCACTATAAACACCACTAGTAAAATAACTATCCATTCTAACTTCAAAATTATTATTATCTATTGCCATGGTTTACCTAACGACCAACAAACTAATGAGTTTCTTTCGCCCCTTGTTACTTTTTTAATTCTATGATATAAAAAACTAGGAAATATTACTATACTACCTCTTGGTTTAAATTCTTTACATATTCTCGTTACTTGTTTTTTATCTGGTCTACTATCTGGGAAACAAAACTCTAATTCACCACCACTGTATTTTTTAGGGTCTGTTAACTGTATTATACTTGATAACTTTCTAATCTTACCTACATAGTTTTTATTATATGTAGATAGGTTACTGTCTGGGTCTTTATCTTTGTCTTTGTATGGGCTACCCCAATCATCCCAATGCCAATTATAAAACTGTCCTTTTTTATAATGTGTAAACTGTGCTACCTCACTCCAATCCCATTGATAGTTCCAATTTGCATTTTTATTTGCTATTTGAATATAAGGATTTAATATTTGATATATCCATGGCTCATCTATCCAATTTACATCAGAGTTTCTTTGATTAACTATGTCTTGATATTTTTCTTTTGCATAAGTACCTAAACCTATTTTTGCTCTTACTTTTTCTCTTGTTGATTTTACATATTCAATAATATCATCACATTGCTTATCAGATAAAACAGAATCAAAATACCAATAATAGTTTTTTAAGTTCATAACAAATCACCTGTAAATTATATACAATTATTTATAACATATTTTTTATCTATATTTTCTGATTCCTCATCTTTAAATACAAATAATGTTTGAATAAATCTAGATTCAAGATTCATATCAAATCCTGCTTGATGAAAAGTATCGGCAGGATATAATATACATCTATTATATACTGAACCAACCTGTATGTCTTGTTCAAATTGTGGTGCAATATTATTTCTAGTAAATAGTCTAGTGCCTGAATCAAAAGAATATTTTTTATCTAGATAAATTACACCAGCATAACTAAACTCACCACCATCATCATGAGCTACTCCTTTGCCATCTTTACACACACTTTTTAATAACTCATCTTTATATATTTTTCTAAAAAAAGTTCTGAATTTTTTAATGTCAGGTAATAAATTATTTTTTAATTTGTTAAATAAATTAGTATAGATAAGACTATTTTCGTTTACCTCATATGTTTCATGACAAGGATACGCTTGAAATCTACTTGAATAAAAATCTCTACCAAAGTGTGGTTGACAAGTAGGGGAAAATTCTAATTGATTTGTACGAGTGGATATCTCTTTAAATAAAGTATTTAATTCTTCATCAGTATAGAAATCATCAATTATTTCAATCGGTCTTTTCATAATATAATATTATTTATGTATTAAGAATTAGGCCATGTGTCTGCAGCTCTAGCTTCTAATTGGTCAGTTAAATCAAATATACCAGAAGCACTAGCAGCTACACATATTGCTGGTTGTTTTATTTTTACAAAACCAGAACCTCCAGCTGCACCACTAAAACCTTGACCTGTTAGAAATCCACTTCCACCAGCTCCACCAGCTCCACCACCTTTATTTGCAGCACCAGCTTGAGCTCCAATCGTTCCATGATAGGCTCCACCTCTGCCACCGCCAGGGCCACAAGCAGGTTGTGTGTAACAGTTACCAAAAGCACCTCCAGAACCGCAACGGCCTGGGCTACCACATGGGGTGTTTTGATATCCACCGCCGCCTCCACCACCACCGAATAATACGGTGCCAGTTAAAGGTGATGCTTTTCCTTTTCCACCATCACCAGTTTCACCATAAAGATTAGGGTTTGGGCCACCACCTTCAGGTGCTTGTGGACTTACAGGAGCACATTTATAACCTTGACCAATACCATCTGTACCTGTACATGCTCCACCGCCACCACGACCAGAAGAATTATTTCCTTGTGGGCCACCTTTAGCACTTGGAGCAGGGGGTGTATTTCCTACATTACCAGCAGTGCCTGGATTGTATCCACCACCAGCAGAACCACCTGGTCCACCATTTGCTAGTCTGTGTCCATATCCACCACCTGTTGCTGTGACATTACATATACCTGGGCCTGTAATACTAGAATCTCCACCTCGACCTGTACAACTATCTCCTGTTGATGCCGAACCACCAGCACCTACAGTAATTGTTAAATCTGTGCCACCTGTTACAGGGAAACAAGCTTTAGTGAGTAATCCCCCACCACCACCGCCACCTGAGCCAGGGTGTTGTTGAGAACTTGAACAACAAGAACCACCACCACCAGCAACAATTAAGTATTCTATTACTGTTGTTGCACAAGCTAGTGTTACTGTACCTGATGATGTAAATGTAGATACTACTTCATCTTCTGATGATGCTGCTTGAATTGTCGCACCACCTCTAGTAATTGAGGCAGGGTCTCTGTCAATAAATCTTTGACTAACCAAAGTTCCTACAAATCCACCTCTACCTTTTGAATATCCTCTTGCCATTAATATTTAACCCAATTATCTGTTGTATTATCCCAATAGTATTTATCACCATCCCAATCATCTGGTATTTCCAATCCCTTTGCTAAAACACTATATTGTTGCTCACCTATGGTAGTTTTAACATCTGATAAATTTTTACAAATCCATGTGTTTCTAGATGTATCCCATTCTGGTCTATGATACTTACCATCTTCGGCAGCATCTTCTACACTTATTGTGTAATCAAAAGGAGCATTCCATTTGTTATTATCTGAATCAAATACCCAATTTGGATATGGGCATGGTGGACTAAATCTATTGTTATCAGCATCCCAAGTACAACCTATGCCAGGAAATATACCTCTTTGAGTGGCATTGTATGAACATTGTTTCCAATAAGTACCACCAGTTACACTAGTGTTACCTAAAAGATTTCGTACAAACACTTCAGCATCAGAGGAATAGTCACCACCATTGGAATTTACATCATCATTAGAGATAACTACTACTCTTAATACTTTGTTGTCTGTGTTCTTAACTTCAGCAAAGTGCGCCATAAGATATTACTCCTATTAAGCATCATCCATTATATCAAATGATACAAACAAATCTAAATCACTGGCTGCGTTTGCGCCACCTTTTAGAATATCACCTTCCATTAAATATATGGGTGTATCTAAAACCACTAGTGTAGAATCTGCTGGAACTGAAACAGTTTTTGCAATATAAACAGTGGCATCAGCACCTGTAGTAGTTACACCTGTTGAACCCGAACCCATACCATCTACAAACAAGTCTAATGTTGCAGCATTGGTGCCATCAACATTTGCACAAGTAATTCTATTAATTTTTACAAGTTTATCGGATGCAACTGTAATTAGTGTGGCAGTTGCTGTAGCAGTCAAGTTAAATCCAGCATTTGCACCAAGTACAGAAGATACATTTATTAAATTTGGATTTGCCATTTTATATTTCCTCTATAAGTTTCCTTTTATTTATAATTGTTTTAATTACCAAATATCATAGCTAAAGTTATTACTTTTCCTACTGATACTCCGAATCCATTTGCAGTACCACTATTAGTTATAGTCGCACCCGAATCTACTGTTAGTGTCGAACCTGATAAGACATTAAAATTATTGGCAGTAAATCTAAAGTCATCTGCACCAGCAATACGAATATCAATCGTATCATCTGTATCAGCAGTGATACTTGTATCAGCATCTGCATCTAAAATTAATTCTTTACCATTTAAATCCATACCATTATTTGGTAATAACTTACCAGCATCAGAACCATCTATTGTTAAGAATGTTGTATCAGCAGAACCATCTGTTCCTTTAAAGATAATATC